CATATGATTTGTTTTCACAACATCAAGAACTTGTAGGACGTATGTTCGGCTCATTTATAGAATTTACATGGAATAATACTAGTAAAAAATTAACTTTATTGCAACGCCCAAGGGCAGAAGAAGATCTTTTACTATATGTGTATAACTATCGTCCAGATTCAGAACTTCTAAATGATTATCTAGCATCGCAATGGATCAAGGATTACACACTTGCAAGCTGCAAATATATGCTAGGCGAAGCACGTTCAAAGTTTGCTACTATTGCTGGTCCACAAGGAGGATCAACTCTAAACGGAGATACACTTAAAGCTGAAGCACAGGCCGAAATGGACAAGCTTGAATTAGAGGTAGCAATGGCTGTACCGGGAGGAACAGGTTACGGTTTTACAATAGGTTAAAGACATTGTTAAAACAACGCAGTCTTTTTAAAGCTACAGACGCCCTACAAATTCCAGGCTGGACGACAAAACGTCAACATAGTTTCTATAAAAAAATAGTATGCAATTTGCCTAATAATCCTAAGGTTTTAGAATTAGGATGTGGCTATGGCAGAAGCACATGGGCTTGGTTAGACATATTGCCTAGCACCGCATCATACTATGTTGTAGATAGTTTTCTATTAGGTAATCATGTATTAGATAAAATTGCTCCTCATACCAACATACCAAAACATTTATCTCAAAGAGAAATATTCGAAAAATTTATCAAACAGCACAAAAATTTATCAATAATAAAAAATATATATAAACAAAGAGCAGAGGACTGGTTACATAGTAAAGACAATCACAACAATTACGATTTAATTTACTTAGACAATGTTGTTTTAAAAAAATTAAGAACCGCGTTGTCGGATAAAACTATAATTCAATTTTTGGAAAAATCTAAAATTTTTTGCGGCGATGATAGATGGGATGAATTTTATAGGCAAAATAATTTTAACATCTTATACAATCTGGGTATATTTTTTGTGATAAAAAATACTTGACAAATCTGGCTATTTATTATATAATTTATTAATAGTGTAAAGAGGATATTACATGTTACCTAAGCTCTTAGTTGTTGGTCATGGCAGACATGGCAAAGATACCGTCTGTGAAATATTACAGGATTACGGATATACTTTTCAATCTAGCAGTAAGTTCTGTTCAGAACTTTTTATATTTAACGAACTAAAAGACAAGTACGGTTATGCAGACGAAGAAGAATGTTTTTCTGATAGACATAATCATCGTACAGAATGGTATAATATGATCCACGATTATTGCAAAGATGATCTAGCACGTCTTGGACGTAACTTATTTGCAGAAAATGATATCTATTGCGGGCTACGAAATAAGCGTGAATTCTTTGCCATGCAAAACGAAGAAATATTTGATTACGCTATTTGGGTAGATCGCTCAGATCATTTACCTACAGAAGATCCTAGCTCAATGAGCATTGAACAATGGATGTGTGATTATACAGTTGATAACAATGGTGATTTAAAAAGGCTTAAAAAGAATGTAGATATACTTATGCGTACAATCTTTAGAAATCAGGGCGTAAGTCTCCCTGCTTCCACCGCCCGTCGATTTTTTGTATAATACGCTGGCAATTAGCACATACTGTTTTTAAGTTTGTTGGTCTACAGTTATTTAAATCTCCGTCTAAATGAAACACATTAAATTGTTCTTCGTGTTTTGACTTGAAGCCACACTTTTCGCATTCATTCTTTTTTGTATAACCACGCTGTTGCCACAAAGGCTTCCCATGGTTAAGTCCGTGCCTTAAACAAACTTCACAAAGTTTGCGATAATAAGTTTTACCATTTTTTTTGTAGTTTATAGCAGCAGGACGTTGTCCGCACTTACATAAAGGTCTCATATTGTATTTACCTCACCTTTTTTATCCCTTTTTTTGGCTAATTATAGGGTACATTTTTGATTATCTTAATAAATACATTAGCATAAACAATATCCAACAGGAGAACAAAAATGGCATTAGTATCACCAGGCGTAGAAGTCAATGTAATTGACGAATCATTCTACACACCAGGAGCGGCAGCAACCGTTCCGATGATCTTTGTTGCTACAGCCGCAAATAAAACTAGCGCATCGGGAAGCGGTGTTGCTCAGGGCACAACAGCAGCAAACGCAGGCAAAGCCTATCTAGTTACAAGTCAAAGAGAACTTGGCGATTTATTTGGCGATGCAATATTTGAATCAGACAACAACGGTAACATGATTCACGGAGGCGAACTTAATGAATACGGCTTAAACACAGCATATTCATTATTAGGCGTAACAAACCGTGCTTATGTTGCTAGAGCAGACATTGATCTATCAGAACTTTCACCAAGTGCAACTGCTCCAGGCGGCGAGCCTGTTGATGGCGCACATTGGTTTGATACTGCAAACACAGTATTTGGTATTTTAGAATGGAATGCAGCACCTGTAACATCGACAGGCGGACAATCATTCAGCACAGTTCCAGTAAGAGTGCTAACAGAAGGTACAGACGTAACTGGCAGCGGACCAAAAGGCTCAGTTGGCCAAGTAGGCGAATATGCCCTAGATGCAACTGTAGATACAAATGATTTGTACTACAAGAGTGCAGGTAGATCATTAAATGCAAACGCAGGTGAATGGGTAAAAGTTGGTGGTACAAAATGGAAAGCAAGCTGGCCAGCAGTTGAAGCAGCAACTAAAAGTCCAGTAATGAACCCTGCAGACACAATGCTTATAAATGGTACTACTGTTACAGTAGGTGGCGCAGGCGCTATTGCTGATTTAGTAGCAGCAATAAACAGCACTGTAGCACTGACATCTGCAGGAATTAGTGCAGCAGCACATAACGGAATTTTGGAAATTTATTCAACTGGAGTTGATATTGTTTTGAACAGAGGCAGTGGTTCATTGCTATCTGAAACTGAAGGCACAAGCGGAGTAGGCGCATTAGGCATTAGAGAAGGTACATACAGTGCTCCAAGAGCAACAATTGCACCACATACAAGTGTACCTGAGTACAAAGTTGCAGACACAAGTCCTGCACCAACAGGTAGCTTATGGATTAAAACTACAGCGCCAAATGGTGGTGCAAACTGGAGAATCAAACAGTATAGCACAGACACACAACTTTGGGCAAATGTATCTGCACCAATGTATACAAGCAATGAAAGTGCTATTTTTGCACTTGATAAAACAGGTGGTGGCTCCAACTTACTCGTAGGAGATGTGTATGTAGATGCAAACGTTGGAGAAGCATCGCCAGTAGAAGCAGATTTCAGAGTCAAGTACAGATTTAGATCAGGTGCTACACAAGTTGTATCAGATACTATTAGTGCAATGACAGCAGGATCATACAGCTTTGACTTAGCTGAAACAGTGGTTAATAGCGCAGCACTAACAACTAAAACAGTAGGTCCAATAGCTATTATAGGAGATGCTGATGATGCTGAGCTTGTTGCTAGTGCTATAAACAGCGCAGCTTTTCAAAACATCGTTGCATATGTGAATGCTTCTAACAAGGTTGTAATTGAACATAAATTAGGCGGCGAAATTAGAATTGCTGACACTGACGGTTTATTTGCACAAATGGGCATGGAAGGGTTGAACGCAGCTGGTTCTAATGAAGACACAGCTACACCAGGATTGCTCGATGCACCAACAGGCGATGCTACACATGATTTGATTGCGTCAAACTGGAAGCCACTAGAATATACAGCATCTAGCACTGAACCTTTGGCACTAACAAAAGATGGCCAGCGTTGGTACAGTTCTGTTGTTGACGAAGTAGATATTATGATTCACGATGGTGACACTTGGGTAGGATATCAGAATTACAACGATGACTACGCAAACACAGATCCAGCAGGACCAAAAGTAAGTGCTGCTGCACCTACAGAGCAGTCAGATGCAAGTCCACTAGTCGACGGTGACCTTTGGATTTCTACAGCAGATTTAGAAAACTTTCCACTAGTATATCGCTGGAACGGTACTTCTGAAGAATGGGTCCTAATTGACAAAACAGATCAAACAACTGAAAATGGGATGCTATTTGCAGATGCACGTTGGAGCACGTCAGGCGGCTCAACAGCAGGTCCATTTGGGCCAGCAGAAATTGCTGACTTACTTGTAAATGATTATTTAGATCCAGATGCTCCAGATCCAGCACTATATCCAAAAGGTATGATGCTTTGGAACACTCGCAGAAGCGGATTTAATGTAAAGCGTTTTGTACGTGACTACATTGATGTAGCAGGATCAAACACACGCTTCCAGGTAGACGATCCGCAAAGTGCTGATCCAGCAGATTTAATTGATCAGCCAATGAGTAGCTATTACCCACACCGTTGGGTTACTGACTCAGGTAATAACGAAGATGGCTCAGGCACATTTGGACGTTTTGCTCAACGCAAGTCAGTTGTACAGGCATTACAATCATTGGTCAACAGTAACCAAGATATTCGTGATGAGGAATCACGTCAGTTTAATCTAATTGCTGCTCCAGGTTATCCAGAGCTAATAGGTGAAATGATTACACTAAACTATGACAGACGCTTGACAGCATTTGTTGTAGGTGACACACCATTCCGTTTAACACCTGATGCAACATCACTTAATGAGTGGGCAAACAATGTTAGAGGTGCACTAGAAGATAACGACTTGGGTGCAGTTTCAAAAGATGAATATCTTGGTATGTATTATCCAAGCGGATTTAGCAGCGACAACTTTGGTAATAATGTAGTTGTTCCTCCAAGTCATATGGCATTACGCACACTAGTGCTAAACGACCAAGTGGCATTCCCCTGGTTTGCACCAGCAGGTACAAGACGCGGCGGGGTAACAAACGCTTCAAGTTCAGGTTACATTAACAATGAAGGTGAATTTGTAGGAGTTTCGTTGAACACAGGACAGCGTGATACACTTTATTCAAACCAAATCAATCCGATAACATTTATTAATGGTGCTGGACTTGTTGTGTTTGGACAAAAGACTCGCGCAAGAAACGCTTCTGCACTAGACAGAGTAAATGTTGCACGTTTAGTTGTATACTTAAGAGGTCAGTTAGAACTACTAGCAAGACCATACTTGTTTGAACCAAACGATAAAGTAACACGTGATCAAATTAAGTCAGCAGCAGATCAATTGCTACTTGAATTAGTAGGACTAAGAGCTGTATACGACTTCTTAGTTGTATGTGATGAAACAAACAACACACCAGCTAGAATCGATAGAAACGAATTGTACTTAGATGTTGCTATTGAACCAGTCAAAGCAATTGAATTTATTTACATTCCTCTAAGACTTAAGAACACAGGAGAAATTTCGGCACTAGGTTAATATGCGTACTTAATGGACGGGGAAATTACCCCGTCCTATTATGCATAAATACTATTGTAACAGGAGACAAGAATGCCAATTACAACATTAACAAATATTTCAATCCCAACAGAAGATGGGGGCGGCAGCAACAGTTCATTGCTAATGCCAAAACTTCAATATCGTTTTAGAGTTTTATTTGAAAACTTTGGAACAACAGGCGGCCCAGATGGTATCCGCGAAATTACTAGACAAGTTGTTGATGTCACCCGTCCAAACTTAACATTTGAACAAATGACATTAGATGCTTACAACTCAAGAACATATCTTGCTGGTAAGCACAACTGGGAACCAATTACATTAACACTACGTGAAGATGCTAACAATAACATTCAAAAGATTGTTGGTCAACAACTTCAAAGACAGTTTGACTTTTTTGAGCAGTCAAGTGCTGTGTCAGGTGGTTCATATAAGTTTATTACAAAAATAGAAATACTAGACGGTGGTAACGGCGCTAATGGTTCTAATATAATTGATAGATTCCAACTAGTAGGTTGTTACTTAGAAAGTGCAAACTATAACACACTAGCATATGCAACTAGTGATGCTGTTACAGTTTCTCTAAGTATTCGTTACGATAACGCAATTCAGTTTGGTAGTGAAGAACAGTTTAGCGGCGTTGGCGAAGCTATTACTAGAGCTGCACAAGACGCTATCGGCGGCACACAAGCTACTGGCTAATATTTACATTCTGGTATTCTTGTATAAAGAAAGTAGGAATCTTCTTAGGTTCCTACTTTTTTATTATGTACGCACAAATTTAAGTAGATAAATACTAATATGAGTTGGTGGAATAGTTTCATAATCCCTAGGGAAATTAACACACATTTGCGTGATGCACGTCATGCGAATAATTTATTCACGCAATACGGACATTTATTTTCCCCTAAAGTAAAATTTTTATATCATGTTGTATTTGAACCAGCAGCCGATGTCAGTTTCAATTCTAACACACGAGAATATAACAAACAAATAGGTGTGCTTGTTAAGAGTGCAGACTTACCTGCGTATAGAGCAGATATACAAAATAAACAACAGTATAATCGTAAGAAAAATCTGCAAACGAGAATAGACTATCAAGATATTCGCATAGTATTACATGATGACAATCTAGGTGCTACAAGATCTATGCTAGAAGAATATTATAGATTTTATTTCCAAGATGGCAATCACGTCCTAGGTGGATCATTTTTTACACCCGACGGCAGCTTTGCACCTAGAGACAAATATAGTAGTATAACACCTAACTATGGATTGAATAATTTTTTA